TTAGAATTAGAGAAGATAGACGTTAAAATTCGAAAAAAAGCCTCTCGGCGAAAATCTTTTTATCGGTTTTTGAAAGAGCACGGTATTATATGAACAAGGCTCTGTCGTCCACACAGCAACGAGCATTAGACAAGCTCAAAGAAACGCCGGATAAATGGCGAAGCTCTTATAGTTTGCAAGAATCATTAAGCACTCTTGATTCTCTTGCGCGGCGTGGTCTTATTAATCGTCGGGCGGAGCTTGGATCAATGGCTTTCCCACATAATAATATTGTATATCGCATTAAGAAAGAGGAGACAGCAAATGCCCCAGATGTTTGATGCGAAATTTAAGGCTAATCGTGATGCGGTAGCCAGAATTAATACCATTAAATTGCTGGCTAAGTGGCTTGATGTGGATGAGAAAGAGGCGCGTCGTGTTTATTTAGATATGTGTATTAAATATGACACGGCGAGAGTGGAAAAGGACGCTTCTTTTAGTAGAATTGAGCAGGTTATTCAACAGCGTGTATCCGAATTGGCAATGCTCCCTGAGGAAGGATTTGAGAGGACATACCCTTTTGCTGGAAAAGGTTGATTACGTTGAATTACAAGCCCTTGCGATTATTTATTTCGTAATAAATCGCAAGCACAAAATGCCAGAGCAAGAGGCCAAAGGCGAAGCTTTGTATTTGGCCCATGTGATGGCAACCAAGGAAGAATTTGGTTGGTCCGGCGTAAATCAAAATCCACAAAAGACTGCCCAAGTCATACCAACTAAGATATACGCTAAAGACGGAGTTTTTAGGGTTTCGAAGACGTTTCATAATGTGGTAATGAATGAAGATAGATATAGAGCAATGGTAGAAAAGCCGATAGGGGCGCATTACCTAATAATAATGCAAACGGCTAAAGCATTGCTTGGTATTGGTTCTGATCCCATTGTTGTTAAAGATTCGATTAAACGAATGATTACAGGAGAAACGCACTAAAATGGTCCCACTCCTTTTCGTTATTGGGTACAAAAAGAAAAAGGAGCATAGGAGCGGTGTCTGGTGTCTTAAACGATTCCCAATTTCAATGTTTGTTGCGGTTGATGACGTTGATTGCAGCGTGTGAAGGCGGCAAAGTAGCCATATCCCAATTACGTGGATATTCTAATGCTTTTATAAAGAGTGAAATTCCAGAATCTTTATGGTGTAATGATTGCAAGAGTAAATTAATGAGAATTGACGAATTAAAAGACCGTTGGCTACATGGCCGGTAAATGTATAGAGGGTTTGGGAAATCAGATAAATCAAGTAAAGCTTGATGCAAAAGCCGTTGCTCGTCCATTTGAAGATAAACTTATTAAGACAGATTTCGGTACTATTACAATAGATACTAAATTTGTTCCTGGACGCGGGGATGTTCTTCTTGGTTTTAAATACAAAAATTGGACCATTAAAAAAGGAATTCCTTTTGTTTCAAAAGGCAATAATCCACTTCTGTATGAACGGGAATTCTTACAAACCTTAACGAAAGAGGATTTTAGGGGTTTGCAGGATTTGGTTCCACAACAGACATTATCATATACTCAATGGGCGAAAAAAGTTACCACAGAACCATTAACGAAACTTTCTGATTTGTCGGGCGGTAGGCAAAGACTTACGTCGTTGATGGAATTACCTGATGGTACACGAGTGGTACAAAAAACTTATGCAGGTGCACGACAGGTTTTGGCCGAAGAACAAATAGGCAATGAATTGTTGTTTTCTGATGTTGCTCGTGATTTAGGCATAGATATTGCCCCGAAAGTGGTTAAATTATCGGGAAATGCTTTAATACAAGAATATTCGGTTTTACCAGTAGCGTCGTCAATTAGAGTAGAATCGGGTATTTTAAATAATCAGGTTAATTTGTTCATTAAAGGAACGAAACAAGGTAAAGATTGGAATTTTTTAGACGTTTTATTCAATGCCACCGATAGACACGAGGGCAACTATGCCTTACAATTTAAAAATAGTAAAGTTTCTGGTGTTTCTTTATTAGATAATAATGATATATTGAGTCCATCAGTTACTTCAGCCAAAAGCTCTGTGTTAAACAAATTAGCACCACAAACCGAAATCGCCTTCAAAAAATGGTTGTCCAAATTAGGATGGTCCGAGAAATCTTCTAATTGGGATTTGGTACGAGATAATATAGACGATATGCTTACTGAATATAGAGGCATTAGGGATAAAGCAGCCACCAATGCTTTTGTTGGTAGAATAAAAGATGTTGTTGCTAATGGATTTGCTGTACCCACATGGCAAAAATTTGGTAGTTTGGTTGCGTAATTAAATTATATAATTCCTGGTGGGTATAAATATTAATGATTAGATTTCATCCCCCCAATACAATTAAAGGAGATAATAAATATGTCTAAAGGACGTGTGTTCGTGGTTTCAGGCGGTCAATATGGTTCTGAGGGTAAGGGTCGTGTGGCCGCTAAGTTGGTGATTGATAATAAGGTCAAATATTCGGTGCGTTGTGGTGGCACCAATGCCGGGCATTCTTTGACTTTTGCTGATGGTAGTGTGTTGTCGGCTCGTCAGCTTTCAATGGCTGGTGTGGTAGACAAGGATGTAATGCTTGTGCTTCCTGCTGGTTCGTTGATCAATCCCGACATTTTGAAGCTTGAAATTGAAAAGCTTGGCATTAGCCCTTCCCGCATTCTTGTTGATCGAAACGCTATGATGATTGAGCAGCAGGATATTGATCTTGAGGCCGGTAATAGCATGTTTGATAAGATTTCGTCGACGCAGAGTGGTGTTGGTGCGGCGTCTGCTCGTAGAATCATGCGCTCCAAGGATGTAAAGTTGGCTAAGGATGTGTCGGTTGAGGGGCTGCCTTGGGAATCAATGCTTGCGGATACGGCTAAGATTTTGAATGATGCCGTTGATCAGGGCGAAAATGTGTTAATTGAAGGTACTCAGGGTTTTGGTCTTTCACTATACCACAGCCCGTTTTATCCATGCACCACATCAAGGGATACTGGAACATCAGCCTTTGTTAGTGAGTCCGGGCTAAGTCCGCGTCTCGTAACCGATGTGGTGTTGGTCATGAGAGCTTTCCCGATTCGAGTATCGGGTACTCAGGCTGGACCAATTCAGGATGAAATGACTTGGGAACAGGTAACCAAGGAAAGTGGGTATCCGCACGATTTGACTGAAATGACTTCTGTGACTAAGAAGGTTCGGCGCGTTGGTCGTTTTGATTTTGAAATGGTAAAACGTGCTTGTATGATTAATCGACCGACACAGCTTGCTATTGTTGCTCTCGATTATATAGATTATGCTAATAAGGGTAAGAAGAATTTTTACCAGCTTACTCCCAATACGCAAGCGTTTGTTCATCAGATTCAAAGAGTGACCGGCGTTCGCGTTGGATTTATTGGCACTGGACCTGAATTCACAGAATTGACGGTAGTTCCGAAGAAATATAGTAAATATTTGCGTGTGCCGGAGACATTGTTGGCCGGTGATCCCGCGTAAATAATACTATAAATTTACTTACCTAATTATTGTTAAGGGCGTCCATATGGACGCCCTTTGTGTATTCAAAAGTATAGGATAGACATATGAACGAATTCACTAATGAAGATCGCGATAAATTAGCCTCTACGCATCAGTCATTGGAAGATCTAAAAGCCAATATGCCAATTTTGCTTGAGGTTGCCGCATCTCGTGGGGCAGATATGGCTTTAGAAAAACATGCCCCGTTGCTTGACAATTTATTTGGTAGAGTGAATGTAATAGAGGTCCAGCAGGGTCGTGTGGATTCCTTAATTAAGACAATCAAATGGGTTACTACCACGATTATAGCAGTGGGTAGTCTTGTTATTGCATTTGCAACTAAAATTTTATCAAAGGTAATAGGTCATTAAATGGGAAAATCTTTAAATGTTCGGTGGGTAGAGGTAGCGGTTAATCAAACTGATTTTGTGGTGCTAATTCAACACGATAAAGCTAAAATTCGGTCAATTATTTTTGACAGGTCGTCCGGCACAAGTCAGGAATCCATTACTTTAAAGCTTGGGAATAGCACTACTCTCTTGACATTGAAAGTTGCTAATGATTATTCCCGTGAAATGTGTTTGTCCGATACTGATGTTCTGGGATTAAAGGTTTCTACATCGGCACAAGCCCATTGTTGGATTGGGCTTGTGGCTGAGGAACATAAAGGCGCGTTATTGTCGGGCAACAATTCAGTAGCCCTATAGTATGCTTGTTTTACAAGTTTCTCCAGTTAAAGTATTTGCGTCTACGAGAACGAAGGCAAATCTATGTGATACAGATGGGTATTTGATTCCATCAAAAGCCATATTGCAGCCAAATGCTGCCCAAGCCTGTCTTGATGCGGTTAGATATTTTAAAGATAAGTATGATGTGGATTTGTATTTCCAGGATATGTTTAGAGATGCTACTGAGCAGGCGTCTATTAGACAGCATATGGGTAAATACGCCGCTTTGCCTGGATTCTCTGGCCATAATTTTGGTTTGTCTTTTGATTTGCATATGAATAGAATATTTGCTCAATTTCGTTGTTCACAAAAGTCGTATTCTTTAAAGAAATTACGTGCCGATTTGGTAAAATTTGGATGGCGGCATAAAGAGTCTGCGATGTGGCATTTTGATTTTTGCGATATAGATTCAACCATTGAAAAAACAATAGAGTTACAATTTCAGGAATTGTGGGATACTGTAATATCTATATCTGATGTGAAACAGGTATTATCAATGTTGGGGTACAAGATACCGAAGGCTATGAATAATATTGATTTTGAAACACTATTTGCTCGTTTTCAGGAAGATTTCGGTCTTGAGAAAACGGGTAAAATGAGCAAAATATCTCGTAGGGTGCTGATAGCAGCATCTATGAAGGTACAATTAATTTAAATACCGTATAACTAATTAGGAGAAGAAAGTTATGTCAGACGACAAAAAGGATCCAGTTGCACAAGAGCCGCCGACTAATCCGCCTGTACCAGACGCAAAACCGGAAATTGATCCCCTTGCTTTAGGCAAGAAATTTCGGCGCGAAGGCGATTTTGTAGTGGATGCTGCTTTTGATGTTACTATGACACCGACTTATAAGAAACTCAATGATAGTTTGGTTGCGCTTGCGGGTAAGTCTGAAACCGATCGGTCAAAGCTTACTGAAGAAATCAATTCATTGAGGACACAACTTTCTGATAAACATAATCTGAGTGCTGAGGAAAGCGCAAGGATCACATCTCAGATTGACGAAATGCGTAACATGTTGACTGTTCAAACGAAGGAAGCACAGGCGGCACAAGTAGAGCTTTTGAAGGTTCAGACTGCTGCTTCGATGGGTTTGCCCTATAATTACGTTAAGTACATTGTAGGAGAAAATCCTGAATCGATTAAGACATCTGCACAGACTGTCTTAGAAGACTTTAAGTTGCAAAGCTCAAAGTTTACCCAGGATGATCTAAACTCTGCAATTGCACTGGCATCCGAAAAAACGGCCAAAGAGACCGAAGAGCGTTTGAAAACAGTTGGTAAACCCACAGAAGGTGCTGGCAAAGATGAACACGTTTATACTCGTATAGAAATCGCTGCCATGTCACTTGCTGAATACAAAAACAATCGTGCCGTTATCCAGAAACAGTTGGATGAAGGCAAGGTTAAGTAAACTTTTAGATTTTTAGGAGAAATAAATTATGCCGAGTAGTTTGGCTAATCAATTTGATGCACCAAATTTGCAGGCCGCATTTTCAGCCGCAAAGTTAGTGCCGGAAATTTTTAGTAAGGAGATCGAGCTTAAGACGCTTGAGCTTGGCTATACTCGTTTCCGTGATTTCGTAGTGGTAAAAGAGGAATTGGGCAAAAATCCCGGTGATCGTGTCCATATTCCTAAGATTGGTGATCTGCGCAAAGCCCAGGCTCTTGACCAGAGCAAAGTTCTTCGCGGTTCTGGACAAAGCATTCAGGGTGCGTACGTAACGCTTACGCCCACTGAACATGGTGATGAGCTTCAGATGACCGAATATTCGAATCTTACGTCTCAGACTGAGCTTGATAATCTGATGAAGGAGCTTTTGGCTCGTCAGGCTCTTAAGACTGAGAATTTCAAGATTCGTGACGTAATGTTTGGTGCAACGGCTAATCGTCGGTTTGCGAACGGTGTTTCTGCACAGGCTTCAGTTGCGGCTGACCTCGATTCTGTTGACATCGATTTCGTAGTCGAGCGTCTTGAGAAGAATGAAGCCATGAAATGGCCTGGAGAGGCTTATGTCAGCTTTATTCATCCGTACGGAAAGACGGATATTGTACAGGATCTCGTTGGCACTAACGCTTATGCGTTGGCTGTTGGCGGTGCTTTGTACAAAGGTGAGGTTGGCCTTTACAATCGTACTCGTTTTGTAGAATCGGCATACGTTCCAATGAAGGCTTATTCTTCAGTTGGTATTACTGGTGCTACTGGTGGTGTGGTTGTAGCAAGTGCAAGTGGTTATACGCTTGAAGCTACTCTTTGTGAGGGTGAGGTCGTTACTCTTACCTATACTGCATCGGGTGATTCGTGGGCATTTTCCGGTTCTGTTAGTGGTACTCGTACTGCTGCCCTGTTTACTGCAGGAGAAGATCCGAACGATCCTACGAAGAAACCGGTTCAGAGCGGTCTTGCTACGGTTACTGATACGCAGTTTACAACCTACGATATCGCCCTTGAAGTTAAGGATGAAGATGGTCTGCTTCTTGGTTATGATGTTGTATTTGATGCTGCTGCAGTTTCCGGAGCGGCTTCTGACGGCGTTGCTACGTTGACTATTATTCTGCACACGCAGACTGCAATTTTTGGTATGCGCCATATTTGTTGGGGCATTATTCGTAACGTTAATATGCTTGGCATGGAGATGTGGGATTACGGACGTGTGAAGGGTATTGCTTGGAATGCATTTTGGGATTGTAAATTCCTCTTCAAGAATTACGGGTACGTTATCGAGGCTCTACATAGCTAAACGTACGTGGTTGTGGTTTTTGATTAAAATAGGACTTAAAGGGGCATCACGTGATGCCCCTTTTACTTTGGTGTACAAACGCTGTGAACGATGAAAACATAACTCTATTTAGTAGAAGGATTAGAAACAATGTCGTCTAAAGAAAATCCCAAAGAAACTGATATGGACCTGACCAAAGCGTCTGCCCCAAAAGCAGCATATGAGCAGCCTAAGGCCACAACGCATACAGCCACGAATAGGCAACAGGTAGCCGCTAAATTGGTTCAGCAAACAATGCACAAGCCAATTTCGCTCGTTGCACCAAGACAGGAGCCTAAGCTGGAAGGCGAGCTTGTTATTTTGTCTGAGTATCATTCATTTTGGTATGGTGGCAAGAAATATACATTTGAATCAGGTAAGTCTCAGCGTGTTTCTAGTGAAATCTTTAAGGTTCTAAAGAAGGCCGGTTTAATTAAATAATTGAGAACAAGCAGAATTAAATGAGAGTTTTTGAATGTAAACCCGATGGGACAGTAACCCTTGAGCATATTTTTGTTCGTAGTAAAGAAGCAAAAGTATCTTCAACACAAGTAAAAGTTACAATTCATCCGTTGACTGATGAAACTGAATGGGATACGGTTCCAGAGGTTTATCCTACGTTGAGTTATGACGATGCGATGCTGATTAATCAAAATGTAACATATGATTCAAGTTTACAAAAGTACACGTACGCTTTGACTACTAATGAAACGTGGAGTATTGGTGTTTATCTTATTGTGTGGGAAGGTACAATTGATGGCGTTGTAGTTACGGAATATGATAAGTTGTATGTTGTTGTTGTAACTCGTCAGGAAATGATTGATACGTTGGAAATGCCATCTGCAATTAATGCTGGTGGCGTATCAATGAATTATTCACAGCGTTTGACGGATATGAGATCACAACGTGGTGTTCGTGTTGGACGATTGACGAAAAATCGAAGATACACTCGTCAAGATTCTGATCGCGACTACGAGCGATTTAATAATAGTGGTACATAATGGTGCAGAAAAATCAAGTAGAGCGTACAAGACGTTATAGAAAAAAACATTCAGAGAAAGTTATTAAACAAAGAAAAGAATACAGAAATAGAAATCGTGAACGAAATAAAGAAAATCGTCGCAAATGGCGAGAGTGCAATCCGGAGAAAGTAATAGAGCAAAAATGGCGTCAGTATAAAATAGTCAATCCTAAGACAAATAAATTTTTAACTTGGGATGAGTTTGAAAATATGGTAATAGATCAATTGGGTTTATGTTTAATTTGTAGGGCTTGCGTTGGAAATGATTTGGTTCCAGACCATAACCACAATACTGGATTTCTTAGGGGTTTAATTTGTCCGCAATGTAACAGAGCACTAGGATTGTTTAGGGATAGTTTTCATACAATGTTACAGGCTGCTTTATATTTGTATCAGTATGATCGGGACGGTAGATAAATGGGCGTGAGTCACCGATTTTCAAGAGCGGTAGTTGAACGTCTTCGCATTGATTTTCAGAAAGCGGTCCGCACGTCTGGTGTTTTAGTTGACTATAAAATTCTAAAGCAAATTGTTGAATTTGGTAGTTCGTCGTATTCAATGGATGATGCGGTCGAACAAGATCCGCTTTATCCGCAACCAGCGTTTGTTGGATCCGTTTCTGACGATAAACTTTATACTGAAATAAATCTAATGGCGATTGTAAATCAAAATCCAAGGCAGGCGGATTTACGCGCATTGGGTTTAGACAAGAAAACGGATTTAATTGTCACTATTGCGGCTAAAACCATTGAGGAAAACAGTATTATTCCCGATGAAGCGTCGGACCGAATAGATATTGCCGGTGTTGAATATGATATTATTGATTTGACGCATGACTGGTTGGTGGAAGGCGATACTGGTCTAATCAAAAATCTTTGTTGGAATTTCGGATGTATTAAGAGATCAGGCAGAATCTAAATGTTTGGCATTGAAATTCAAGGACCTGAAAATATCCAAGTTTTTTTGCGTGATATTGAGGTAACATCGCGGCGTTTAACAAAGGAATTGCCAAAAGCATTTGCTACTCGAATCCACAATCAATTAAAATGGCGCGTCTATAATCAAAAATATACAGGAAAATTTCCTTCCTTGTCTCCAAAATACCTTAGTTTTAAAAAGCGCAAAGGCTTGTCGCCAAAAATGTTTGTTGCTACTGGTGCTTTAATTCGTAGTATTCGAGTCAGAAAGGTTGGCGATTTTTGGTATGTAACGGTTCCGAAAACGCGGCACAAAGGCACTGGTTTATCTTATGTTGAATTAGCCAGTATCCTTGAATTTGGCTCACCACAAAATGGACTGCCACCGCGTCCTTTGTGGGCGGCCACCGCTGCCCAGGCTGTGCAAGATTATCCTAAATTTGTGAAAGACTTCATTCGGAAATTCTATTCTGAACAAGAGGGCTTTAATGTTGGTAAAGGTCGTGGTGGGCGTAATATAATAAGGATCGAAGTCGAGTTTTAATTTTAGCACACTAAATAAAAATATCTACGATTAAAAGATTTGTGCTTCTTTGTGTAGTGTTAAAATGTTCTCATTGATAACGTTTATCATTCACTTACAAAGAGTGTATATAAAATTAAAGGAACGTAGTAAAAAAAGTTTATGTCGGAAATAGATCTTCAACGAATTCTGAAACGTATTAAAGAATTGTATGATGAATTGCTTGCTTTGATGGCTTTATTGCCATTAAAGCCGCAAATTGGTAAAATTAAATTGTATGAATTAGAGACGGTGTTAGGCGTTGCTTATCCCGTTCCACAGAGTAAACATGCCAAGTTTGATGAGCAACTTGGTGTTTATATAGTAAACAATTAAATAAAGGAAAGTGTTATGGCCACACCGTATCGTATTCCAGTATTAGAAAAATTTGCGTACCAACCACCTGTAATTGACAAAGATTTAACGTCTGGTCCAGTAAGTGCTCCAGCTAAAGGTGATCGTTATATTGTTGCGTCTCCAGCATCCGGACCTTGGACTGGTCAAGAAAATAATATAGCGTGGTATGACGGAACACAATGGAAATTTGATGTTCCGGCTCCTGGTTGGACCACCTATGTTGAAGATGAATTGCTTCAGTATACTTTCAACGGAACAGTATGGGCAAAGCTTGATTCTGGAACGACGCTGACATTTGATGCCGATTTGGGAACATTAATCGCTGAAGTTTAATAAGTGTCGGTTTACTTAATACCTTCTGCAGATAGTTTTTCTTGGCAAGCTCCAGTAAAGGATAGAGATTTATCTATACCGCCTGTTTCCCCAAATAAAGGAGACAGGTATATTATTGGTCAAAGTCCATCTGGAGCTTGGGCGGGATTCCAAAATTATATTACATACTGGGATGGCAATTTGTGGAAAATGTTGGAATCGTCTGAGGGCTGGAAAGTATGGGTCGAAGACGAAGATTCTTTTTATTTTTTCAGTAGCAATCAATGGAATCTACAAGTTAAATCCTACCCACTATGTATAACGTTGGTTAGTGAACAAAAATTATGGACTGATGTTCCAGTAGCGTTAACGGAATTTGTTGGTGGACAAACCATTTATAGAACAAAATTGGATTTAACCAATTTTACATGGGCAAGATTGGTTGCGCGTGAAATGGGGGTTAATTTTTCCTCCTATTTTGAAATTCGTATTCAATATTCTTTAAATGGTGCTGTTTGGGATTATTTAGATGGTGTTAGCGGTCCCAAACTTGGCCCATTTCCAACGTTTGGCGGCACTCTCGCAAGTCCGTATATATTAATAACATTGGCCGCTAAAGCTGACGTGTTTATTAGAATTGTGGGTATTAATGGGGATGGTGCTACAGATCTTTCCTTTAGCAATGTTATGCTACAATTAAAATGAAAAATCGGGTACAAAAAATATGTCAACCTATAATACCGGCGTATTAGTTAATACGCTTACTCTTACTGATACGGCTATATTTAATAAGTTCCATGAGCAATGTATTGTCTATCCTGGTGATGCTCGTGAACGTGAAAAAGCTATTCCGGCCAAAATGGTTGGCCCAGATGAAGAATTTCAAGCGATTTCATATCCAGCATGGGTAGTTGTTCCTGATTCTTTTGAATTTGATGTTCGCCGCTTTTCACAAGAACCAATACTAAGCACAGTCGATTCTTCCACTAAACGTAGAACAAATCCAAATCAACCATATAGATTAAATTATTCGATTTTTGGCTATGCTCAAGATGCTCGTGTGTTTAGGGAAATGCAAGAATTCTTCGCGTATGCCTTTCCGCCACATCAGTATGTGACGGTGTCGTCTAAGAATTTCTATGTTAATCGAATTTCTGAAAATCAAAATCTCGATTACGAACAGAAAGAGTTTGTTTTGCAGGTAGTGCTTGAGGTTTGGGTGCTGCTCGAAATGCCCACGTATACCGATATAAAGACAGTTTTCAATAACATTGTAATTGAGTATACTAATGCTAAAGGCCGTTTTAGCAATGAGGCCGACAGCACAGAAACACAAACTATTGAACCATGACGAAAACTTTGGAAAATAGTGTATAAATAGGGTAATGTAGGAATATATGAATGAAAAAAGTTAGATTGTCTCAAAGACAGCAAGAAGCCGCTAATGCGGTTCGAGCTATTTCTGGGCAAAAGCCCATTTTACCACCTGCACGAAAGCTTTGGGAAATTTATAATTCCCATAATGGCCCGGTTCAAATTGTAGACAATAATGGTGTTACGGTAATTCAACTTGGTCCGCATGAAATAAGAGAAATAGATGAAGCCTTTAAAAATCAAATTGAGGTTTCAGATCACTTTAAAGGCTTAAAAGCCCAAAACAAGATTAGGCTTGTGTAATGATAGAAATTAATTTATTGAGAAGGCCATGTTCCAGGTGTGGCACCACAAAATTGTTGTCTCGCTTTTCTTGGCATTTAACAGGGCTGTTTAAGCATAAATCAATTTGTAAAGTCTGTACAAGTGTTAGGGCGATTTTGCGCAGAAAAGAACGCGGGGATGCCGCAATCTATCAGAGAACTGACAGGAAAAGAAACCCCAATAAATACAAGAGTTATGATTTACAAAGGTTATGTGGTCTCACCATACAGCAAAAAGAACAAATGTTAATAGAGCAAAGTTTTTGCTGTAAACTGTGTAATAAACAGTTAAATATGATAACGGCTTGTGTGGATCATAATCATAGAACAGGTAAAATTCGAGGTCTATTGTGCCAAAAATGCAACAGACATCTTGGTATAGTAGAAAAAAATCCAATTTTTGTTCAGAATGCGCTTGAGTATTTGCACATGTCTGATAATAAAGGAGTTTACACATGGCTTTAATTGGTATAAACGTAACGGAACGCACAGACCAGGGAATTCCAGCATTGGCTGGTTCTAATGAAATGGTTCTTGGTATTCTTGGTGTTACTGAGCGTGGGCCACAGAATAAACCCGTTCTTATTACAGGTGAAGCCGAATTTAAACGTATTTTTGGTGATAATATCACTACTGGCTATGCGGCCTATGCTTATACTGGCTATCGTTTAAATGGTGGTCGTCAAGCGTATGTGGTGCGTACATTTGGCACTGGCGGTGCTGCTGCATCGGTTACTCTTAGTGATCGGGCAGCCACTCCAATTGATACTTTGAAAATTGAGGCCGGTTATCGTGGATCGGTTGATAAGAGCGCGTGGGGCAATGACTTGACAGTAACGATTGCCAACAATGCATCAAATTCTGCTTTGTTTGACTTGACTATTCTGTTGAGTGGCACAGTTAAAGAAATTTGGCGTGGTCTCACTCCAGGAACAGCAGAAACGGCCTTAAATAACGTGGACAATGGTTCTGAATTTGTTAAGTTGACAAATTTAGCGTCTGCTACAGCAGCACCGGACAATAATCCAACAGTGCAGTCGGCAACGGCTTTGACTGGTGGTTCTGATCCGGCTGCCCCCGCAACTGCTGATTTGCAGGGAAATTCTGGCGGTGGTACTGGTCTTTACGCGTTTGATCCAAAAGAAATTACGCATTTGATTTGTCCTGAAGCACAGGATTCTACATTTCAAGGTTCTCTTGAAGATTATTGCGCCACTCGTGGTACAATTACTGGAATTGTTTCTCTACCGGTTGGTACTGCTGTATCGGCGGCTGCTGCTGCAGGTGTCACTCGTCAAGAAACGATTTCTTATTCCGCCTGTTATTTTGGTTGGATTTCGGTTATTGATCCGATCGGAACGGTCCAGAATCCAGTTAAGACAATTCCGGCTGATGGGCATGTTGCTGGTATGTATGCGCGGGTTTGGCGTTCGCGTGGAATTCATAAAGCCCCTGCGGGTGTTATTGATGGTTCGTTGCGTGGAGCGATTGGCGTTGATGTTGATGTGATCAATGACACAAATTTAACAACGTTGGCTGATTCTGGAATTAACGCGATTCGTTCGATTCCTGGATATGGCGTTGTGGTCATGGTCTCACGCACGTTGTCAAAAGATACTCGTTGGCGTTACGTTAACGTGCGTAATTTGTTCAATTTTATCAAGCGCGAATTGAAATCGGGTTTGATGTGGGTACAGCAAGAACCCAATGATGCACGTTTGCGTCGGAAAGTGGCAAAAGACGTGGTGTTGCCCTTTATGCTTGGTTTGCATAAAGAAGGCGCGTTTGGTTCGGGTCGTCCGGCTGATTTGTTTACGATTTTGTGCGATGAGACAAATAACTCGCAGACTGAAATTGATTTGGGTAATTTCCATTTGGATATTAGCCTTTATCCCTCGAAGCCTGCTGAGACTGTTGAAATATCTATTTCGCAACAAAGGTCAGGAGCATCGCAAATTAATGAAGGCTAAAGTATGCTCTAAATGTGGGATTGAGAAGAATATTGATCGATTTCACAAATCATTGGACTGTAGATTTGGTGTGAGACCAGACTGTAAAGACTGTGTGCAAGCGCATGATAAAGAACGCGCTAATGGTAGATATATGGCGTACGTTATACGCATGTTGATTGACCAAAATTTTTTGTGCGCGTGTTGTGGCAAAGTATTAACAATGGGAACCGCCTGTGTTGACCATTGTCATAGATCTGGTAAAATACGTGGGCTACTCTGTACGATTTGTAATAAATGGGCAGGCATTGTTGAAAAAGTGCAATCACCGAACGATATTTTTATTGCTAGCATATTGAATTATTTGTCTAAAACCGAATTTTCACAAGTTAATGAAGGATAGTTTGTTATGGGAATGTCGCATGCTGAAGCAGGTCGTTTAGGTGGTTTGACACACGCTGGTAAAGGTGGTAGTAAGGTATTAAGAGCAAAGGCTAATGCTCGTCTTATTGCAAAATTGACGAAAGTGATTAGGCAAGGGCGAAGGTCAAAACATATTACAAGTCAAGCGCAGCGTTTAGTTAATCAGATGAAGAAATCCGCTCTTAAACGTGCTGGTTTGCCGACAGGTGCAAGTAGAGGCGTGACAGCATCGTTGCGAAGAGCGCAAGCCGGAAATAAAGCATTAGCAAGATTAAACTCTATTGGTGGAATTAGATAATAAATTTTTAAGAAGGACAAAATAATATGGAAAAGTGGAAAAATAATCATTTCCTCGTTGAGATTGATGGTATCTCTTCGCCTGGAATCGACGAAATAACTGGCCTTTCGCTTGGTGAAACCGGCACAATCGAAGTGGCTGACGCTGGAACCAATATTGTTGATAAGATGTCGTCTGGCCTTGTAAAATGGCCACCGCTTGTATTGGTCCGGTATGCTGATGGTTCGGTTAATGATCAGGCGTGGCTTGACTGGTTTAAGCAAATGTTCGATTATAATGATCCGTCTGCCGCTCTTGGCTCGTCTGCTCGTCGTAATGGTGCGATTATAAAAATCGAATTTGCAACAGAGGTTGCACGGTTTGCATTCGTCGGCGCATGGGTTAAGAACATAATGTTTAGTGATTTGGCTGCTGCGAATGAAGACATCGCTAAATGGCAGATTACTCTTGAACATGCCGGTATGTACGCTGAAATTCTTTAATTTGGCACGTAATTTTCACAAGTTAATGGTGATTAGTCCTGTCCAATGCTTTGCAAGTCAGGATCACAAGCCCCGAAAGGGGCTTATTTATATTTGGTCGTGAACACGTAAAGCCTTTGTGCCTTTATTGATTGCTGTGTAAAATAAAGAGTTAAATAATTGCTTTGTGCCTGTATGGGTACAAAAGATAGAGGAGATATTATATGCAGGTCCGTTTACCCATCGGTTTGAAGGTGGAAGATACCGTTGTTACAGAAATTGAAATCAAAGAGCTTGATGGTTTTTCTCGTCAGATTATTGCCGATAAAGAGCTTAAGAAAAATCAAGCCCGATTGACGACCGCTCTATTGAAGCACTGTATTGTATCAATAGGCGGAAAGGCTCCCGCTGAGGAGCAGATTCGGCATATGTTTGTAACCGATAGAAATTCTGTGATTGTTTATCTACAGAAGCATTCTATTGGTAACGAAATTAAAACCCGTTACATTTGTCCTTGGTGTGAGGCTGGTTTTGATTTGGTTGAGGATTTATCTACGCTGGAATTCACGCAATGGGAAGATTGGAAAAATGAAATTGAAATTGATTTGCCGAAGGGATATACAGACAAGGACGGTAATACGCATTCACAATTGGTACTAGGTATTCCAACCGGTTATGACGAGGAAATTCTTAATAGTGTGTTGGCTAGGAATTATGGTGAATGGTGCAATGCCCTCATTGCTCGTAAGGTTAAGAGTTTCGGTTCACTCGATATGAATAAATTTTCAGGATTGGGTGTGAAAATTATCCAAGCTTTGAGCCTGAAAGATATTGACGCTATTATTCAAGCAATGACCATGAATATGCCTGGGTTCGGCATTAAACATGTGGTGGCGTGTTCAAGTTGCGGTCGAGATTCGCAACAGATTTTGGACATGTCGTATTTTTTCTAATACCGCCTGAGGACGGCGGAAAGTACGAATTGGTAGAACAAGTGCATGTAATAGCGGCTCGTTATCATTGGTCATATAATGAAATTATGAATTTATCGGATCCGATGAGACTTAAGTTTTTTAATCGGATTCTAATACAGATTAAAAAAGAAAAACAAGATATGGATAGCATAGGAAAACGTTAATGGCTAACGATCATGTATTCGGCTTCGGTTTCAGAATATTCGCGAAAAATGAGACGAGCAGGCCAGCACAAGAAGCGGTTCAGGCTATGAATAAGGTTGGCAGAAGCGCACAGCAAGCAGCACAGGCGGCACAGCAAGGCGCAGTAAATTTTCAGAATATGACTAATCAAGGAATAACGCCGTCTTCTCAGGCTGTTGGTTTTCTTACCGGAAAAATGTACGCATTGATTGCCGCTATTACGTCTTACTTAAGTATACGCGTTGGTATCGGTATTTTTCAAGGATTGATCAATACTGGACAACAGGCAGAGGATCAATTGATTCGTTTAGAATCTTTATTAGGTTCTAATGAAAAAGCCCTTGAAACCTACCATTTTGCTGAGCGCAAAGCTGCAGCTACACCATTTGGAGTGGATGAGGTCATTGAGGGTTTTGTAAATATGACGGCATTTGGAATGGACGCGGCCAAACAAATGGATTTGGTGGCAAACATGGCGGCGGCAATGAAGAAGCCACTTGAAACGGCAATTTATTCAGTTAATTTAGCAACACAGGGAATGTCTCGTGGTTTGAGACAATCGTTTGCTGTTAACACGCTGGAGATGAAAAAATTCACTGATGGTTTAACTCCTGGAACAGATGCTTATAGAGAGGCTGTTCTTAAATTTTTAGGGACTATTCCGCGTTTTCAAAAGGGAATGCAAATTATGGCTGGCTCTTTGGGCCATGTATCGTCAAACATTGGCGATTTTTTCCATCGTCTAAGATTGGCTATTGTTGGGCTGCCCAAAGAAGGCCGTATGCTTACCGCTTGGACTACATTTTTACAGGGTATATTGTCGAAATTTGAGGCTGTTGAAGAAAAAGTTGCGGCCATAATGCGTTTTATTGGCGCAGTGCTCACTCAGGCAATTCGTTTAGTTGGTCGAGCTTTTGACGTTTTATGGAATAACACCATTAAGCCTTGGATCGATAAAACTGGTACTGTACTTGCGGACCAAAAACGAGTCGTTGTTCCATTTTTGATTTGGATGGAATTGGTTGCTATTAAAGTAAGGCAGATAATTGGATGGTTTATGGAAGGATGGGATATTGGAAGTGAGGCTATTGATCAATTACGCGGTGCAATTAATTCGTTATTTGGAGAAAATGAAAAAATTGGGAAAAGTAACGATGCGTGGAAAGAATTTGCAACTACGTTGGGGCAAATTGCCGCAAGTGTGAAAATTATTCTTGTTTTGTTTGATTTGCTTGGTCACGTTGTAGAAGGATGGAAACAGTTGGGTACTGCTGTTGGTGGATCGATGGATTATTATGCTCTTTGGGGCAGAGCAATGACTGGTGATAAGTATGCCTTTAAAGAATTAATGTCAGCGAATGTTTATGATGAAGAAGGCAAAAATTATACTCGTTATGTGCCTGGAGCGTCGCCTGGAGTGTTGCCGCCTGCTCCAAACTCAACAGATAATTCAGTGAAAATCGATTCAATGGCCATTTCTATACAAGCACCAAACATGCAGACGGTTGACACGTTGAATAATGGAATGCGTGAAATGGGTGCTGTTTTTGCTGAAGAATTAATTAAGCGTCAAGATTTGGAACGTGCTCGTACTGGAAAGGTGAAACCCTAATGGGCGTATACGACGTAACAAATAAATTTCGTCACCACGCTATAAGGGGATTTTTAGCAAACACGTCACAGCGTCCACCTCTTTTATTGACATTTCAGTGGAATCCAACAGACGTTTCAGAAAATAAATCCGCTAAATACACTGAAATGGAGCTTGGTGGCTATCATGCGCCGGTGCAGCTTTATTCCTCAGGTGGTTCGCATTCATATTCTTTTAGTCTATTTTTTGACGCTACTCCGGATACATCTTCGCTAAACTTATTTCGAGTAACCCTGCCCTTAGCCGGTGTTCAACCAGCAATACAAACGTTGATGAGTTTCCTTTATCCGTCGACAAAAAATTTGTTGAATACAGTAGATGTTGGATTTGGTGCTCCGCCGAAATGTCATTTTGGTTTAGGACCGCGTGTTGTTAGTGGATTTATTCGTAATGTGCAAGTGTCTTATTCTTTGTATGATCGGTTCTTAACACCATTACGGGCCACCTGTAAAGTAGAATTTGTTGAAATTGAAGATGGAGTAGAAGGAAAAGTTAACGCGCTGTTTCGTCGTGGAATGACGGCTTTACAATTAGGACGTAATATCTAATGAATAGATATGCTAATATCTTGAAGAAATACGATCCAATAGAGCAAAGATTTGTTCAGGGATTCCGTGTTGTACCACAAACTGACGAATCGTTGGTGTTTACAATTATTTTGCAAGAAAAAGAGACATTTGAATCTTTAGCATATACTTATTATGGTTCATCTAAATTGTGGTGGGTTATTGCCGATCAAAATCCATTGATTAATCCCCTAGCATTAACAATGGGAACGCGTATTCGAGTATTGAAACGCCAATTCTTGCCTGGGGATCGTTTGCCAGCGCGATTCGGTGAATAAATGAGGGCGTACTGGAAAGTTTTTATTCAGCCGCCTGGAAACGTGGCGTCGTCCGGTGTTAATGAATTTGTCGGTCTTAGTTATGTTGAAGCAGAAAAATATTTAAAGCCACGTGTGTGGTTCTCTGCAAAAAAGTCAATAAGGCCACGTTTTCAGGCTGTGCCTACAGTAATTTCGGTTCCTAATAACGAATACGATTTTACGAAAATGGTAACAAAAATTGACATTGAGCAATCGGACAGAAAAGCCGATGTATGTAAAATCTCGATGTATGATCCACATAACATTTTTGCGAACATGCTCGAAACCGGCTTGTTGGTTACTGTTATTGGTGGATGGGAAAAAGAGGAATCGTATGGTACTTTATTTGAAGGAATAATTCATCAGGTGCAGCCCACATTTAAAGCAGGTCAAAATAGCACACTTGATTTGATTTGCCTCAGTGATATGGTGATAATGGGATTGGAAGAGGTTGATACCCCAATGATTAATGAATCCGGGGAAGCCGATGATACAGGCGAAGGAATGGAAGAGGCATCAAATCCTGAGCAGGGTTCATATCCCGAAATAATTAAAGCGATTGCAAAACGCAACCATTTAAAATGTGATGATTCGGATATAATGTTAGTTCCGCCGTTTCCTAAAAACACAACAAAATCCCCAAAGCAAGGACCAAAGCAGACAGATTTGGCACGACTTTTTGAATTGGCCGATGAACTTTATGCGGCTGTGTGGCTTGAAGGCGATCGATTGAAATTCGCATCCTTAACTAAAATTTTCGATACGTTTAAGTCTGAAATGACATTTGTTTTTCGTGATATTGATAATGGTACTGATGATTTTCGTGGTATTCACGATTCGATTTTTGAATCTGCAGCAACGAAATTAATCTATGTGAATAATGCGAGTGTTTCAAGTGGGCGTCCACGTAAGAAAGTAAAAGTAGAGGCCGATTCCGGTAAAATTTCTTCGGTTGACGTACATGGAGCACCAACGAAGACTAAAGAGGGATTTGAAATCGTCGGATGGCGTCCGGATGAAAAGAAATTGGCCGCATTGTCTATAGAGCAGCAGGATGAATTGAGGGCATATGTAAGTCCTGGCAACATTTCTGCTGGTAGAGTCGAGTGGGATAAAATTAAAGAATACGTTGTGGCCATTGTAATCGAACACAAACCGGAATCACAGACGGTACTTGGGACTAATAAGGAGAAACCCAAAGTTGACGAACGTATTTTAAACATTGGTGTGGCAATGGACATTCCTGCTGGTTATTGGAAATTAAGGCCGATTTCGGTAGCCGATATTGCCGGTTTAGGGCAAAAATTTTCTGGACGTTATTATGTGTCCACTGTTACGCACAATATTTCTCAGACTGGATATTCGTGTAGGGTAGAAGGTCTTAAAGTTGGCGTTCAAAATGGACAGACAAAATAATGATTGATCCACGTTCGGCGGCGATTTATTCGGCTACAGTTAAAGCCATTGGCGATGTTGAAAAGCGTTTTGGTTGGCTTAAGGTAGTGTTAGGAAATAAAGAAATAATGTCGCATGCGATTTGGGCGCAACCGGCGTTTTCGTCCCACCATTTTATGATGCCGAAAATTGATGATAGAGTGCTTATATTTTTTGAATCTGGTAGTTGGAATGATGTTTATTGGTTCGGCCAGCGTTCAGATGAAACCGTTGCCCCCCAAGAAGCGATTGATGGTTACCCAACATCGCAAGTCATTAAATCTATTTCTGGCCACGTTGTGGAATTAAATGATAAAGCTGGTTCTGAGGCAATTAAAATAAAGTCTGCTCCAAAGAATGGAAAGACGCACGTTATTAGTTTGAATTCGGCAAGTGAAGAAATTGTTATTGCGCATGCGTCGCAAAAAGCAAAAATTACCATTAGACAAGACGGCTCTATTGAGTTAATCTCTAACGCTGTGACTGGAAATACAAAAGACGTGACGTTAAATACCGGCAATGTGAAATGGACAATGGGCCAAAGAACGGAATTTGTGGATGTTAATCAAAACCGAATCCAAATCAATGACGCGGCGATTCGGATAACGGACAAAAAAGGAAACGTAATAAATATTGGTAATGTTTTGACTGTTACTGATAAGGCTGGATCGCAAATAAAAATGGAAGGCGGTAACATAACCATAAATGCAAAAGGCAACCTTATTTTAAATAATGGTTCTAACGGTGTGGTTAGGGCGAATGATCGAGCCACACCACATACGCATACAGTAGTTGCTCCGCCTGGTGGTGGTCCGTGTACCGTGTCTCCTGCTATTATATCGTTTCCGTCGAGAAATGTTAGTCGTAGGACTAAGGCTGGTTAATTATGGGACTTAAGGGTTTAAAATTTCCATTTTCGATAAGTGCGCAATCAGGTAGAACATCTGCCGTTGAGAACAAGGCGCAAATTGAATCGTGTTTAAAGTTGTTGTTGGCTGTTGATAAGGGTTCTCGTCCTATGCGTCGTGATTACGGTGTCGGTATAGGTACTTTGTTGCAAGAGCCTAATGATGATATTCTGCAGAATTTGGTTAGGCGGTTTATTTTTGAAGAGGTTATGCGTTGGGAACCACGAGTCGTATTGAAGGATGTTGAGTTTATTTCTAATAAGGATTTAGGTGTGCTTCATGTAGTGTTGTTTTATGATTTATCGGACACCGGTGAAGCGAATCAAATAGATTTTTCGTTTGGGTTAGTGTAGGTAAAATTATGCCAGAAAACAAGATAGACTATAGTGCTCGTGATTACGATTCTTTGTTGGCTCAGCTTTTAGCCAAGAAAGCAGAAAAGTTGCCAGGCTATACCGAAACGTCGAGTAACGATTTGGGTATTTTGCTTATTGAATTGTTTGCTTTGCTTGGGGATAGTTTGTCATATTATCAGGACCGAATTTTACAAGAGTCGTTTTTGTCAGAATGTACTGAGCGCACGTCGGCTTTAAAATTGGCTCGTTTGTTGGGCTATGTTCCGTCTACCAATCAGGCGGCTACAGTCGATGTTATATTTACGCTGTCGTCTAATCCGTCTGGGGTTACTCTTGTACAGGGTACTCAGGTAGCCACTGTTCCGGCTGACGGTGAAACGCGAAAAGTTTACTCTTTAAGTGCAGACTTATCGATTCCTGCTTTGTCTCTATCCGGAACGGGTTCTTGTTCCCAAGGCGAAATTGTAACTGAGGTTTATTCGGGAACAGGTGAGGCAAATCAAGAAATTAGACTAATTAATGGAAGCGTGGTTTCCGGTTCGGTTGATGTTACCATTAATTCGGTGGCGTGGACCGAAGTTTTAAATTTGGCCGATAAGGATGATGATGACCAAGTTTATACCGTGTTGTACAGTGAAGACGATACCGCCACCATTGTTTTTGGTGATGGTGTTAATGGTGCGTCACCGGCTAACGGTGCTTCTATCATTATTCAATATTTGAATGGTGGTGGGGAAGAAGGCCGTGTTTCTGCAAATAAGTTGACTGTTTTCCTTGGTTCTGAACCGTTGGTTTCGAGTGTTAATAACGCGTCGGCGTCGTCAGGCGGTGCTTCAAAAGAAGGGTTAAGCTCAATTAAAGTAAATGCTCCGGCAAGTCTAAAGACGGCTGGACGTGCGGTTACAGCAACCGATTACGAAACCTTAGCTTTAGGTGTTGCTGGAGTACAGCAAGTTAAAGCTATTGGTTATGGTGGTTTCGTTCGTATCTCAATTGCTCCGGTAGGTGGTGGTTTGCCAAGTGCGTTGTTGAAAAATCAAGTAGCTGCTGCTATTGATGCTAAGCGACCAATTGACACGCACGTGGTTGTTGAAGATCCCGTTTACGTTTCTATTGATGTGACGCTTATTGTTACTGGTAAACGTGGCTATAAGCAATCGGTTCTGCAGTCTCGTGTTGAAACCGTTTTGTCCGCGTTACTTGATCCGAATCAAACGATTGACGGAATTTTTATTAACGGGTATGGAGAGGATATTTTCTTGTCTGATGTGTATCAAACCATTGCCTCTATTGATGGTGTTGATCGATTGACGATTTCAACCTTAAAGAAATCGACTGATGCATCTGGAGCATTGGATGTGGATTTGCGTCTGAACGAAATTCGTACGGCTGGTACCGTTGTTGTGACTGTAACAGGTGGAAGCACAGACGCGCAATTTGAAGATCAAGTTAGAAAATTGCGTAAACCGGAGACTTTGCAATAATGGCTATTGATTTGCTTGGAATGCTACCGACATCGATTGTTGGCCTCGATATCACTAATGATTTGAAAAATTTTCTTGAGGTTATATCAGAGACTTATGATGAAATGGTAGAAGACACAGAAAGAACGTTACGTGTTCAAAATGTGGATTTATCGCCATCTTGGACCTTGACTTTTATTGCGAGAATGTTGGCTGCAGAAATTCTGCGTCTCAATTTGTTAGAAAATCCGAATATGGAAATTGATTCGGATGGTGACGGTTTGTCGGATAACTGGGCAGTTACTGGAGCACCAACAACGTCCATCACATTTCGTAGATTGTCTAAGACGCAAAAATTGGATATGGACGATACGGACACGTTTTATCAAACATTGACACTGGATAATACGACCAAATACAGATTAGAAGCTCGTATTAGAGTAACATCCGGTAGTGTTCGTTTTGGTGATGTGGCCGACATTACGAAATCGGTATCAATAACGAGTGCTGATTCCGATGATAGTTGGACAACATACAAATTAATGATTACCCCAAATTCCGGCGCACGGAATTATGGTTTGGTTGCGACAGCCGACGATACAGTTGTTTATATTGACAATGTTCGTGTTGAGAAAAATGCGACGCAAGCCATGATGAGAGTTTGGTTGCGAAACGCCGTTACTGAGTATAAGCGTAAAGGCTGTAAAGACGGCATAGCAGCCGTTATAAATTATTTCACCGGCGAATCAGTCCCAACAGAAACATCTCCTGGACAAAGTTGGATTGAACAAAAACTTAGAAAATTCCCATTGATTTATAATAGGACTGGTTGCGAATACCTTTACTTTGGAAATATTGGAGCACCAGACCCAAATTTAGGAAATCCGGCTGATCCCACGATTTATTCTGTGGAGTGGCAAAGTTTGAACACAGATCTTGATATGAATACGGTTTATTTTGATTTTGGTGCTGTGGAAAATGGTAATTTTGACTCCGGTTTGTCGGATTGGTCAGTTGTCAATGGTTCTGGCGTCATAGGTTCTGAAAAGGTAAACGATGGAATAAAATCGCTTAAATTGACTGGCACATCGATATTGTTACGGCAAGACCCTGTTTCTGTTGTGGCCAACAACCGGTACGTTTTATCGGCTTGGGTTTGGATTCCTACAGGCACTACGTGGACACAAGCACCGCGATTAATTATTCGGCCTGCTGGTGGCGGGGCAGCTATTGTAACAGGTGATGCGGCTGATATTTCGTATTTTGGTTCGTGGCAGCAAATTAAGGTTGTTTTGCCATATACAAACTCTGTCGCATCGTTGCGTGTGGAATTGGAGTCTACGTCGGCAATACCCAATTATTTTCATGTTGATTCAATTTGGATGATTATTACCAAATGGGTACAAATTAGTGTGACTGACCCAGGAGCCACTTTACAGGCTGAAATGACTGATTTGTTAACGGCCATACTTGAAGAGTATATCCCAATTGGGGTAGAAACGAATATTGAATACGTTTAGTTAGGAGAAACACATAATGGGCATTAGGCAATGTGATACAGAACGTGGTTGTGGTAAAACCAAATCAGTGTCTGAATTTGGTAAGAATACTAGATACTCTGACGACATGTTCTATCTCTGCAAAGAATGCGTCAATGCCCGTAATCATAAGTATAGAAAAGAACACCTAAGGATGTTTAAAATTGTCACGAAACTAATGAGATACGTGGTTTGCTTTGTGATAGTTGTAATATGGCGTTAGGTTTATTAAACCATGATACCGACACACTGAATAAAGCGGTGATTTACTTAAGGAGTACATACAGTGGGAATTAGCAGAGATACATTTGATGACACAAAGCGATATACTAAAGTCGTAAAATTTCAAGGCACACCTGGTGTCGATTCCGAATTTAATGAGTGCCAAGACATTTTGCGAAATGAGTTGCGCCGGACCGTAACTTTGGTGCAAACATCCAAGACCTTTAGAAATTCAACCACTGGTTATTATGGGTTTCAAATTATCGAAAAGCCCGGTTCCCCAAATAACAATTTCACTATTAAAGCGGGTGAAGCTATTGTGGCCGGTTGGCTTGTTATTTTGTCGGCGGATATTGATTATACGTCTCAAAGTAGTTTTTCCGCTCTTACTCCACCTGGATCGGGTACTCGTACTGACGAAATTTATCTTGAAATTGATGAAACAGAGAAGGGCGTATCTGACGATGTGAATATTGCTCTCCAAACACCAAGTGGTCAGATAGAATCGTCTCGTAGATTACAGCAACGGGCTTTGGTGAAAGTTGCCGAGGGATCAACAACACCGGCTAGCACATCCACCATTAAGCGTTTGAAGTTGGCGGTCTTAACACGTACTACGGGCGCATCGATTTTAGATTCAATGATTGAAAATACGGCGCACAAGGCCGATGCTCCTGAGACGCCTTCTCGTGTTACGGTGTCTACAGGTTATGATGAGCAGGATATTCAGGATGATACTAATCTTGGGTTCCAAGCGTACAGGCCACGAACCAATTTTGTGCAAGTGCGTTGGGGGGATGTGGGAACAGGCGTTGGTACGACTAACAAGTTGACTATTAGCACCAATCGTGTCGGTGGCTATACTACAAATGAATGGGTTGGGTATACTCTTATTGATGCAGCCGGTAACGAATTTGAGGTAACGGCCAACACATCAACGGAATTGACCGTTGTCGGTACTCCAATTACTGGTGCGTTCGTTCTTGGCCCGAACGCTGAGGAATATATTGTGGTCCTTGTTCCGGTATTAAATGCGACCATCCAGTGGAACCGTGCGCAAGAGAAAACGGTTTCTGTGAAAGGCGTTGCCGGTGACAATGTTTATGCAACGCAAATGTCCACAGAATTTTCCGGATTGCCTGCCGGTGTCACGTACAATGTCTATGTGGCCGCTAAAGGTGCTGATAATGATTTGGTCAGTAAATTTTCGGCGGCTGCTGCCGTTGAAACTGCTACAGCTACCCAGTTGGTAATGTCTCCAGTTACGGCCAAGACGGTAAATTATGGTGTGCAGGTCACGTGGGCAGCCGTACCAGGAGCGGCGTTGTATGAAATTGTTTTCAATACTGATAATACCATTGCTGATTTTGGTAATCCACGCCATTATGTGACATCCACATCAAATACATCGATTTTATTGAAAGGACTTGCTGGCCAGACAATTAATGTAGGTGTTCGTGCGATCGATGGTGCTGGTCAGGTGTCCGAAAACGCACAGCATGACGATGCGATTTGTGGTGGTATTGGCTTAGAAGATAACATTAAATACCTTGGTCCGATTTATTTTTCTAAGGCTGCATCAGACGATACAAAGGCTGAGCGATTGATTCTTCAGATTCCTCTTGAAAGTGGAGTAGAAATCATTCGATTGGCTGTTTATGTAACGGCGTTTACATGTGGTACTCCGTGCGCCGGTGGTGTTAATGATGGCAAAGTTAGAGTTTACCGTATGGGCGATGAATCGTCGGTTGTGAATGTTGTTCCCAATGCTGTTGGTCTTAAGGACCAAGTTGCTTCATTAATTATTCCAAATGCGTCTATTTTGGTGGTGGACGCATGGGACAGTCTGTGGGATTCTAGCCCCCCCACGACTTATCCCATTGTTTCGGGATATATTACCATTGCGTTTAAGGAAGGCGAATTTATTTCCTCGGTAGTAGCCGCTCAAGAATAGCACACTTGGAAATCTGAAATTGAATTAAAAAATTTAAATTCCTGTGTGTATAAAATCGGTGTTCGGAAGATCGTGTGTTGCGTAGGTTTCTCCTTGTCGCCAAGAGCAGGCCACTTGATTCAGGTGGCCTGCTTTGTATTTATTTTATAGAACGGTTTTTCAATCCCAAATTCGCTGACGTGTAATAAGAGTAATGGCCGAATTATTAGATGATGATGTAGTACCGGTAAAAAAGCCAGAATTACAATTACCGGATAAATTTCCGCTACCTAAAACTTTTATAGGTGAACCGTACAGCTACCAATATCAAGGGGCTGCCTTTCTTTATGTAAAGAATCGCGGTTTGCTTGGTGATGCAACTGGCTCTGGAAAGACGATTCAGGCGTTGTTAGCAGTAGCAACAGTACACGCTAAACAATTACCCAATCCTAAAGTGCTTGTCGTAACGGTTAATTCCACTGTATTACAATGGCAATCGGAAATACAAAAATTCTTATGTGGATTCAGGCCGGTTGTAGTTACTGCTGAGTATCCACCTGTTGAACGTTGGCGTATTTGTACAGAAAGTCAGCCACGTGATATTGTTATAATTAATTATTCTTTGTTGCGCAATGATACCTCATATGAAGCAAAGACACGTCCACGCAAAGGAACGAAAACATTAGGAACGAAAATAAAGCAGCGTAAAGGTTGGCTTGAGCGATGTGGATTTGATATTGTTATATTTGATGAGGCGGCGATTTTTAAGAATTATCAAACGGCTGTGTTTCAGGCTGCTAAGACCGTTGCCGCAAAAGCTAAATACGCGTGGGCATTGACAGCCTATGCAATGAGTAATAATCCAATGGAAGTCTTTGGAATTTATTCGGTCATAACGCCTAAATTGTTTGGCATTACTCGAATTGATAATTACGGAAATCGGAAAGAGTATTTAGGTGTAAGCCAGTTTAAGGGATTGTTTACCAAACAGCGTTTGGTCCGCACATCCGGTGGTGGCGAAATTTATGTGTATGATGGCGGTAAAAATTTAAATCTATTGAAAGAACGGATTAAGCCCCATTATCTTGGTAGAAATTATTCTGATTTAGGAGCACAATTGCCGCAATTGATCGAGAAACGAATTACTATTAAATTAAGCGAAAACCAACGCAAAATTTACGAAGCGATTGAAAATGATTTACTTGGTACGGCGTTATTTCAAGAGATAACGGGCAATTTAAAATTGACTACGATGGATCGGCCACAAAATATACTGACAAAAATGTTGCAAATGCAAAAAGCAATTAATGGTGTGCGCTTTTTTGACCCCAACGTTAAAGATCGATTTGCAGACAATCCTAAATTAGACGAAATTATTCGTTTATTGGAGAACGAATTTGAAGGTGAAAAGATTGTTATATTTTCAAAATTCCGTACATATATTGATGAATTGGAACGCGCTTTGCGACAATTTAATCCAGTTAGAATTACTGGTCTTGAGGATCAGGCGACACGCGAACAAAATAAAATCAAATTTTCTACCGATCCTAATTGTAGAGTAATGCTGATGACACGCGCTGGTGGAATGGGCTTAAATCTACAGGCGGCACGCGCTTTGTTTTTGATTGATATGCCGTTTTCTTTTGGAGAATTGGGCCAAGTTGTTGGCCGAATTCGCCGTGTTGGTTCGGAATTTCAGCATGTGGTTGTGTGTTATTTTATTGCAGAGCACACTTTTGATGAACATGTATTTGAAATTCTAAAACGAAAGAAATTAACGATTGAAGCTGTCTTTGGCGTAAAAGATCTTATAGGGGATGTTGAGCAAGTGGACGAGAATTTTAGTGTTGGATTGTTAGAATTGATTGCCAATAGTAAAAGAGTGCGGCAATGAAGTGGTGCTCTGCCTGTAAACGGTATAAGCCAAAAAACGAATTTAATAAAAATAAAACAAATCCGGATAAATTAGGGTATATTTGTAAAGAATGTGGGAAATTGCAGAACAGAAAATGGTATCGTAAGAACGTAACAAAGAAAATACTAGATGGTCGGGAACGTTCTTTACAAAGGCTGTATGGCGTTAATTTAGAGCGATACAACCAAATATTGAAAGAACAAGGTGGTGTGTGCGCCATATCTGGTTTAACACCAGAGGAAACCGGAAAGAAACTCGCAGTTGATCATGACCATGAAACTGGTGAGATTCGTGGATTGATTCATTGCCAATTAAACCAAGGTTTAGGGTGTTTTTTTGATGACTCACAGTTATTGCGTAAAGCAGCAGACTATTTGGAAAATTCGAGAAAACAAAGAAAAAATGCTAAGTGAATGTGTTTTCGAGTGTACTGTGCGTGAAAAAAGATTACGCTTCCTTCCTTCTATTTTCTTTAAAAAAGAAATCAGCCTGAGAGTGAACAAACGGGGTTACATTAAGGGGGAACAAAATGCCCTGTGATAAATGCAAAAATTCAATGATTCCGAATCTAATACAAAACGAAAACGGAACGTTTAAAGAATGTGAGTGCTTAAAAGAACGAATTTATCAGAAATTTAGTGGGAAGCCAAACGTTCCCTATATAGAAAATATTGAAATTCCGCCTTTCGCTGTGTTTGTTGGTGAAGGCCAGGCAATTAATGTGGTAGTAAATTCAATCATTCATAAGTTTGTGTTTGAAGACACAAACAATAACATTGAAACAATTTCAGCACAAATAATTGCTGATTTGACGCTGAACGCAAATCAGGCACGTTTCAATGTTTATGAGCACGATGTTTTGATTGTACGATTAAAGGAAGATGGAGAACGCTTTGTACGTGGCATATGTTTGGTAGGTTCAGAGGTTTTGTTGCATAGGCAACATGCCGGATTACCTACCTATTTTATTTCCCCCATTGGGGATCCTAAATTGTATTCCTATTATATGACCGAAGATTGTAATTTTGGTGCGATGCTGAGAAAATTGCCGTTGATTTATGCTGTTGATGTTGTTCCAAAGGAGATGCATGGCTTACGATCTAACCAATGAAGTGTTGTTTTGGTTGACGCACGATCCTGAACGCAAATATTGGGAAAAATTTAATCTTACTTTTAAAGGCTATAATCCATTTGAGGTAGCGCAAGGGGCTTTATTTGAATTAATACGTAAATACTCTGAATCAAATAAAATTCCAGCATATGACGTGCTTGAGCATGAGGTAAAATCACAGGATACAGGACCGGCTTTCGCGGCTCGAATTGCAATTGATGAATTACGCGGCTATAGGGGTGATGTTACGTTGTTTGATACAGCGTTACAATCGCTAAGGGATAGATGGATAGAACGCGCTACGCTTCAATCAACTAAGGTCGCTCAGGAAATTGTTGTTTCAGGCTACCGCAAAGGGAAAATTGAATTAAAGGGCATTGATTCTGCGTGGCAATATTTGAACGAGCAGCGTCAAAAAATTCTCGATGTTCAGAATGCATCAGATTCCTCTGGAAATTTATTTGATGATGTGGATAAGTTGTGGGATCGTTACCACGCTGTAAAAAAGACCCTAAGTCCACAAGGTGAAATTACTGGTCGAATGGCAACTGGTATTAATATGATTGATCATGAAACTGGTGGTATGGCTGGTGGTGAATTTTGGGTTATTGCGGCTTATATGGGCGAAGGCAAAAGCACGATGTTGCGGTGCTTGGCTTATAATTTAGCGGTTATGCAGGGCAAAAATGTTGTTTATGCTACTGCTGAAATGACGAAACGACAAATTGAGAATATGCTGGTTTCGCGCCACTCTTGCAATGAGTTATGGCAAGCGAAGGTGGATTTAAAACACGAAGCAATTCCATATAGGGCAATTCGTGATGGTCGCGTAGCGTCAATATTTAAATCCGATAGAGATGATGGAACGAAAGCAGAAAGATTTCTTAGGGCTACAATGGATGATTTAAAGAATGGATATAAATCTGGTGAGTATGGATTGCTCGATGTTCTACAGGTTCCCGGTAAAATGACAATTCCTGACTTAAATGATTATTTGTCGATGAAGAATAGAGAGCGCAAAATTGACGCTATTTTCATTGATTACGCTTTGTTGTTTGCGTCGCATGTTCGAACGAATGATACTAATGAAATGATGGCTTCAAAGATTCGAGCCTGTAAAATGTTGGCTCTTGATTTTGGAACACGTGAACAATTAGCAGTTGTGACGGCTCATCAAATTAACCGTACTGGTAAAAGTGAAGCGGATAAATTAACTGGTCCAAAAAATAGAGACAAAGACTCTGTTGTTCCGTACAGTGCTCGTTCATTGGCCGGTACAGCAGAAGCGGAGAAAAGCGCGGACGTTGCTCTTTGGTTGATGCTTAATGATGAACACCGTCAAAAAGCCCAAATTCGGGTAGGCTTTTTGAAAAATAGAGAGGGTTCTTTAGGTAGACCTTTTTGTATGGGAACCAAGCTTGAGTGTTCGTTTTTGGCTAATATGGAATATGCAAGGAGTAAATATGGGTTCTGATATTTTAATTACTGAAATGTTTCATGCTTTAATTGGTGAGCTAACTCGTCCATCAAGTCAAAGTCAGATGGTTTTGTGTCCTTTTCATCCAGATTCTACTCCATCAATGAAATTAGATATTGATCAGAATCAAGCGTTTTGTTATGCTTGTAGAAAATCTTGGACACCAGACCAATTTGAGAAAGCGGTACGTGGAGAGACTGATGAATCCTCTATAAAGAAGAACACGGTTGCGGATATGGTGGATGTTTTTGAAAAACAAATATTAAATAAAATACGAAAATCGGGTAAGAACCCAATTCAATTTAAGAAGGTTTTCACTGCTTTAGATTTGATGCGTGATAAAGAAAACTTAAAATACGATGATTTGCAGGAAATTAATTTAATAGTCGATGCTTTAATCTCTATTTAGTATGATACGCTCTTTCTTTACTGCAGACACGCATTTTTCACATAAAAAAGTTATTGAATATGATTATTTAACATTTGTTTCAGTAGAAGAAATGAATGAAACCATCGTTAGTAATTGGAACTCGAAAATTGCGCCGGACGATTATGTTTATCACTTAGGCGATGTTGGTTTTGGTAAGGATATTGGGGAATGGGTTAACCGGCTGAATGGTCACAAATTTTTGATTCGGGGCAATCACGATAGGGGGAAAACCGGATTTTGGAAGAAATATTTCGAATGGGTTCAGGATGATCATTTTTGGGTAGGTGATGGGTATGGCTTTTATTTACGCCACCGTCGAATACATGAATGGGTAGGGAAAAATCGCTTCATATATCATTTGCACGGCCATTCACATGGTAAGGCTGCTCCGATGCAAGGCGTGGTTGATGTTGGGATGGTTAATTGGAAACATACCCCATTGTCTGCTGATGAAATTATAAACATATTGCGACCAGCTATATAATCTGTGGTTTTAATCCTATAATTTTGCATATATTTTAATATTTGCAAATTTTTGCACTATCACAACCCGCCCACGACGCGGGTTTTGTTATATTTGTCAGCTTACCAGTTGGCACGTTTTATGCTATTTATTTATGTGGAGAGAGGAGATTACGACGATGAAGAAGCAGTTGAAGCAGGAACGGATTGATAACGGCATGGCGATAGCGACAGCCCTTATCAATGGTGCTCGCACGTCAGAGGATATTCGGAAGGCAGGTTTTACGATGCAGCAGGCCAATGAGGCATTGAAGGCCGGTTTTGTTGAGACTGTTGGTTATTTGAACACGACCGAAGGATATATTTGGCGTGCCACCGAAACGGCTATCAAAATGTTGAATGACGCTTATTATGGTGCTGTTGGTAGGATGTAAGGAAGCAGGTTAATATGAAAACGCGTGATCGGATAATGAAGGAAATCCAAGAGGTGCAGGATTTGACTGCGCGGGAAATATTATTGATGCTGGAAGACATTAAGACCGGCTCAATAAATTTGAACCAAGGATTTATTGACTCCATCGAAATATTAATCTTGGAGAGGGTTTCGTAAATGCGCAAATTCCTACCTAAATCGGCTATCACGCTTATTTTGACGGCGTTGGTTTATACGGCGATTTCGTTTTTTACGTCGGCGTTTGGTTTTACCCCACCAGTTTATGGTGATCCCTGGTATTTTAGAAATCCAAGTATGGGTATTCAGTTTATGGTACCAGACAAGGCGCAACATTATTATGGTTCGGCAATGCTGACGGCCACGTCCTCTAAAGTGCTTGGCAAGGATGTTGGAGCGGTGGCGTCTTTAGTGGCTGGATTTTTGTGGGAAATCAAGGATGATCATGTTGGGCATGGATTTTCGGTTCGAGATTTGGTTGCTGACGGCTTAGGTGTTTTGACGTCGAGAATAGGTTGGTCAGGGCCAGTTAAGGTGTACGGCGATTATTCAGTAACAGAAGAAACGGTTTCAATCAACGCGTCATTTTCATTTAAGTAAAGGAGATAATGATATGAAGACGATTGGTATATTGTTTGTGGCGATGCTGTTGTTAGTTGGATGTGGTGGTGGCTCGTCATCTCCAACATCTTCCGATGATACGTGTGTGCTTGGTATTAATAATATCACGGTTTTTGGTGGAAATTCCTGTTCTGTTGGTGATACAGTGACTATGTTTGTGACCATGTACAGCAATTGTGGCGGCATTGTAGATAATGTGTCATTTGGAGTAGAGCCGGTTGCTAGTGGATTTATTATTGATGACTATTTTGTTGAAGAAGCAGGAGATGGACACACATATTACTTTTACCTAAGGTTCGTTACCAAGCAAACGGGAAATGTGAGACTGTGGGCGGCTACGAACACTATGCGTGTTGGTGTGGATTTTATTATCTTTTAAAAGGCAACCAGACGGTTAAACAGGTACCCCAACGATGGTTGCTAATGGCGGTGGGGAAGAAATTCCCCACCATTTTAAAGAGGAGAAGGTTATGAATCAGGAATTGCGTAACGAAATCAATATATTGCTCGATAAAATTGCTGTGTCGGGCAGTATTGAGCTTGAATTGCAGGCGGATGAGGTTGAACGATTGATGAATAAGGAAGCCGAAAGGATCGAGAATGGTCAAATTTCGTAGTAGACCATCTTGTTTTTTGACGTTGCCCATATGCTTAAATGGTAGAATAATTCCGGTTGGCGCAGAATGTAAGCTGTTAGCGGCTGAAAATGCGGTTGCTTGGGACGATGGTGATAAAGTGCCGGATACGGTTTTATATTTAGTGGAATTTGAACATTTCGATCCGGCTATAGGCAATGTGAAAGTGTGGATAATTGATAGCCAATTGCTTGTTCCGCCTGAAACCAAGCGTTTGTCTTTGTTGTCGTTAGCACATTTGGATGCGTGAATTTGAATTAAACGAAAATCCTTTCGACGTGTATTATAAGGCTGATGATAGTCTTATATTTGCACTAATTTAATGAAAGGATTTATAATGTCTGAAGAAACAAAGTTAAGTGAATTGGTAAATGAGGGGTTATCTTTTAATGATGCTGGTGGCCTTGAGGAACAGATTCAGAAGCAGATTGCTGATAAGCAGAATGCTCCGTCTGTTCCTGGCTTCCCTAAATTTGTCGCTTTTCGTGCGGAAAGTGAGGAAATCCCTCCCCAAGAAAGTCGTTATATAGTAGTTGGCTTTAAAAATTTCTTCCCAGAAAAGAACATTTATTCTTGGGATGAAATTCAAGAATTGCCAAGTAAATATGGTGTTCAAGTTTCGGTAAAAAAGTAAAGGGCCAAAAGGAAGTGATAGTTAGCCCCGATGTGAACGAAATCTTAGTAGCATTGTCGCGAACAGATAACCTAAGCATCGGGGCTTTGTTTTGTAAGAGGATTAAGTGAAGAGCCGTTCAGTTTTTTGGAAGAAAGTGCGCGGCACGGCGCACAAGTTGTTTGATCAATTTTTACCGATGGAACGCCATGATTTAACTTTGTATTTATGGCTTGAGCCTGGAGTTTACGCATATCTTGATATGGATGTTGTGGCGGCACAAATTGCCAAATCGATTGCCACGCTTCCTGGTATTAAATACGAATCCCAGATTGTGGTGCAAATCTACGATCCAAAAACGGACTGCAAGACAAGAGTAATAAAAGTGAAGGACTAATATGGCAACCAAGAAGACTAAGAAATCCAAAGTTAAGAAGCCCAGGACCAAGACGCGTCGGACACCTAAGCTGCCTAAGCTGCTTCCACAACCATATTCTTATTAGGCTATATAGTTTGCTTGCATATAAATTATGGTTTTTATGCCATAATTTTGCATACCCCCATAATCTGCAAAAAGTTGCAACATTTGTACCCGCGTCGGACACGTGTTCGAAAAATATACAGAAAAACCATTTGGCACGTTTTATGCTATTTATTTAGGCAACGAGAGGAGATTGTGATGGCAACGATGACGGTAGAAGAGCGGGAATTGAGCAAGCAAATCGCTGCTCAGATTAAAATGTCTCCAGGTATGGCTTGTGCATGGTGCAATCACACCATCGTGGTTGGTCGTCGTGGTGCTCTTGTTCACGAATCTGATTGGCATAAATATGCATCGCACGGAATGTGTGCTGAATGCACCAAAGATATGAAATTGCAAGTGCATATAGGGTATGCCAATCGTCATTTTGCTGATTTGCTCAAGGTCAATTTTCACACAGACATTTTGAGATGGAGTTAGTGCAATGTTATTTGATATTGGTTCGAAGGTAGTTACGTCGGCGGGTAGGCATGGCTTAATCCGCTTTATTCTTAGGAAAAAGGCGTTTGTTGTGTTCTCAGTCGTTGAGGAAAAAATTTCGTTACATGTGTTAGAACAATACGATCCGGCTAAGCACGGAATGTGGAAAGGATTGTTGTCATTATGAAGTTTAGTTTACCAGCAGGCACGTATTACATTGGGGATCCATGTTATGTGTTCCGCGATGGTAATTGGTCCAAGGTTTGTGACAATCTCGGTAAGTCGGATGGTATTTTTGATTGTCTATCAATGCTGTTTTTCATGGCGGGAACCGAATATGGAGATGGGTGCTACTATGATCAGGATGGTCATATGTTTGACGTAGACGCCGGAGTTTTGGGGGCGGTTCCTGTAGAATTGGTGGAAGACAAGGACGGTTTGCGTCTTGGTTTAGTTAAAGATTTCCCATCTGGTTTGAAGATTGAATATGATGGGCATCGATTCGATTTTGGTGGTATAATAATTGAAACCGATGATTCATACTACGATGAAGATGATGAGGAAGACTGGGACGATGATGAGGAAGACTGGGACGATGATGAGGAAGACTGGGACGATGATGGACGATAAACAATTCGAGACATTCATTGAACGTGCGCAGTCTTTACCAGAAGTGCATTACAATCGAGTAGTTGCCATTGCTACCCAAATAAGTGAATGTGAGGGGGATATTCCAGCAACACATTGGTGTGAGGACTGTAAAGCTCGATGGCGCAAGATGCAAGGATTTATTAATTGGGCTAAGCTCGAACGGATGCATAAGAAAGCCAAACAGACTAACATTACGCTGGATGAATTACATAATCTATGTAAGCACTGTGGTGGCTCAGGATTTGATAGGCCACACGATGGTGGTGGCCAGTGTTCCAGTTGTGATGGAACAGGTATTGCACAGCGTCATGAGCAAAATATTTCCTTTGTCCAAAAGTATTTTTCAGGTCTTCCTATAAATAATGGTATTTTAGATGTAAATCCAGAAATAACGTCTTTTTGTGAATATTGTAAATTTCCAATTATTCCTGATGGACACCGAAGCCATTTTAAGCTAAATCCCAATAAGCATTACGATGAGAGCACGTTATGTATTGAATGCAGGGCGATGTTAGAAAAAGACAGGAACGATAACGATCCTGAGGATTAGGGTAAACCTATGAAAAAATCTGTTTCGATTTCGTATTTCGTGGCTTTTATGATTTTTGCATTGATTATGATTGTGCATGTTGGTAAAGTTGAAGAGCATTCTTCCAATATCGTGGTTGTTCGTGAGCGATCGGAGCCAGTGCTTGTTAAGGCCGAGACATTTATTGATTCGGTTAATGTGACTGTAAAAGCCGAATTGTACGCTAAAGAACAAATTAAGTACACCATTTTAGATTGTTCGGTCGTGCAATTTTCTAAAGTGAAGGTTCTTACTGTGAGCGGGGCTTGGTCCGACGCTAATTTAGAAGATAACCATCCACAGTTTGCCGGTGGAGTGGTTAGATTTGTTATAGGACTTGTTGACTATTCTTGTGGTATAGGTACGGTACAAGAGCCTTTCGCTGTTGGGGTTTGGGTTTCTAATGATTACAAACGGTGCAGGACCACTTGGGGGCCACAAGTTGGTAATTCGGCACGAAAGTTGTTTAATAGATTTACGGGATAATGAAGCAATCACAGTCTTTGTCCGGCGCAGAAATGGTGTCTGAGGCTTGCAGGGGCAGGATTTCAGGCGTTCAATATTTGCGTTTGTTTGCAATACTTATGCAAATTGAACGCTGTGAGGGCGATATACCAGGACCCTTTTGGTGTCGAGCATGTGTTGGTCGTTGGAAGAAAATTTGGCGGTTGGTAGCAAAATTTATAGCGGAAACTGCGCGGAAAAACGTGGAAGCTGAAGAAACGTCTAAAATCAAAAAGGATTTTTATAACCGTTTTCAACAGATAGGAAGGATTGTTGACTTATGATTAGACTAAAAGATCTGTATGCGGCACAATCTGGCGATTTTCTTATTATCGTTGCATTGCCATTTTCTTCGCAGTCTTATGCTGCCTTAAAAGCCCAAGGGATTGGTATTGGTTCGGTGATACAAATTGAGGTTGTTTTTGACGGCACTATTCTTGGGAAGAGAATGGACGGTACAGGTTTCAGTTGGTGCGCTGAAGCTTTTGAAGCTAATCCGAATTATTGGCTTGAGGCTTACCCCACGTGCAAAGACTGCAATGGTTCGGGAGTTATCGAGCTTCCCGAATGGACAGATAAGAATGGCACTATGTTTTATTCTGAGGATTGTATTGCTTGTTCTGGCCAGGGTTTTATGAGGCCAAAGGAAGCGCACACAGTAGGAGAGGGGTAAAGTATGAATTTTCGTTTAATTTATAAACGCATGTTGTTGGCTGCATATATTGTGGTTGGAACGATTGGAATTTGGGCTGTTGTTAATTGGCTAAATGGTAATGATCAGAAATTGAAAATTATTGAAGAAATCAAAGAATGGACGCCGGATGTTGTGGTGATTCGGGAAGCACAGCGTTCAGAATTTGAAGCCACTGGCTATGCGATTGGTCCGCCTTATTCAACAATCACTAAACTTGGTCATCCAGTGTTTAATAAAGGCAGCATTACGATTGGTGGAATGGACGTGTTCACGATAGCCGTTGATCCAAAAGTTATTCCGCTTGGTTCAATCGTGTACATCGATTCGCTTGGCATGGCAATGGCCACCGATACTGGACCAAAGATAAAGGGAATGATTATAGATGTCTGTTTCGCAAATATGCAGGAAGCAATGTCCTGGGGAAGGCGAAAAGTTAGCGTTACTGTATTGCGGCGTGGCCAGTGAAAATTCTCGATCTTTCTGCTGGTAATCGGGCTGTGTGGTTTAATAAAAACCATCCGGATACGGTGTATATCGATATTCGCCCTGAATGTAATCCTACCGTAGTAGCAGATTCACGTTTATTGCCGCCTGAAATTGGAAATGGTTATGATTTAATAGTCTTTGATCCACCACATGTAAATTTTGGCATCAATTCAAACCTGTCAAAGTGTTACGGATATCATACCACAGAGGACATTCGCAGTATCATTCGCGGTTCAGCAAAAGAAGCCCACCGCGTGTCACGTCCTGATGCATTAATGGCTTTTAAATGGAATGACCACGATCAATCGTTTGTTAAAGTCTTAGGATTAATGTCCGAATGGTGGGAGCCTTTATTTGGGCATAAAGTCTCTATGCGCACAAAGCATTCTTCTACAACACAATGGGTTATGCTACGTAGGTTGCCTATTTGTATCGATTCGAGCAATAAAGAATGACGGACGAACAGTTAGTTAAGCGCATTTTAGCGGGTGATGAATCGGCTAAATTGGTGTTTGTTATACAATATCAACATTTAATTCGCTATATTGTGAATCGTTTTATAATTGTGCCGTATGAACGCGATGATGTTATTCAAGACGCGTTTCTTCGAATTTTTGAGAAATTATATACGTATCAATTTAACAAAGCAAAATTATCTACGTGGATTTTCTTTGTTGTAAGAACAGTTTCTATTGAGCACATTAGAGCGTGTGTTCGGGAAAAAGAAAATGTGGATTATTTGTCCGCGCACAATTGGCTTAACATTGAAGAAAACAAATACAATCCCGAACAGGCATTAATAGAACAAGAGGCGAATTCCGGGATGTATGGTTTGTTATACCAATTGCCTGTATTGCAACGTAGAGCCTTTGAAGAGGTTTATTTAAACAATCGACCGTATGAGGACGTTGCATGTGAGTTTAATTTACCATGTGGAAAAATACGCAGTGCTTTAATTTGTGCCAAAATGCGTCTTGGAAAGCGGGTAAATCATGATAATCAGAGTAACTAAAAAAGTTATTAAACATTTTCCGGACGGTGCTTTTAGAAAATGGGGTTTAAATAACCCCAAAACGTGGTCGTGGAAAGAAGAAGCAGAAATTGATTTAACCCGCTTTCCGCGTTCTTATGTTGATGATTTAGAGGAATTGTTCAACCAGCATCCCAAAGTTATAGGCGTTGGAGTAATCCTTCGGGATTTGAAAACATGGAAACGAGTATTAGAAAACCCATTTGATGTTAAAGCTCGGACTATATGGCAATTTGCTGCCCTTTTGAAAGAATTTCTTCGTACAGTACCTGGACATAGAGTATACCAGAAATTCGGCGAATCGGCGGGGAAAGAGGCTTGGCTTGCTTTTTATGTTAACGATATTGAATACCATCCTGAAGATACATCGAGAGATTATAGACAACCGGCTTATGTATCGATGTGCCTGCTTTACGAGGAATTTGGTGGTAGAAAAAAAGTGTATGTTCGGTTTGGTGCTGAGGATATTAGATGCTCCGTTTCTGAGGCTTTGGTTCGAAAAGGCTATTACGCAGAAACATCCGAATTTCGCCACATATATGAAAAAGAATTAAATAGATTCGCGGAGACGCATCCTAAAATTGGTAAACAATACTATGCTGTCGGTACTGGTACAGATAATTTAGACGGAAATCCAAATCCCGATAGGTGGGGCTATCGATTAAACCATACTATTCAATTAGAAAATGACGGGCAGCCAACGCGTTGCGTTGTTGACGTGTTTTATGAAGACCCGAAATCGAGCAGAGATGAGGATAAAGCAGTATATCTTGATACGCAATTTTGGAAAATGAAAACACCATACACGGAAATCACAGACAGAGATGAATTAGATGAAATTGAAAATGATATTGATTCCGGCACAGAAGAAAACGATTTTATTGAGATTCCAGTGCATCCGTTTTGTGCTGTCTTTGATTTGACTAAGCATGTGCGTCTTAGGGTACACATCAATTATTTGACTGAATATATTTACAATAGACAATTGTCAGATAAGTTGGTTCTGCCTAAGGATTTGAAGAATCTTGTTTTGATGCTGATGAATCATAACGCTTTGTTGTTTCAGGATATAATAAAGGGTAAATCGGGCGGTGTTGTTATTCTGTTGACTGGTAAGCCAGGGACTGGAAAGACTTTGACAGCAGAGGTTTATGCCGAATCCGAAGGCCGTGCTTTATATTCGGTACAATGTTCCCAGTTAGGGACCGAGGCGGATGATTTAGAGAACGAATTGCTTAAGGCTTTTGCTAGAGCACGTCGGTGGAATGCTGTCATGCTGCTCGATGAGGCTGATGTTTATGTTCACGAACGCGGCAATGAGATGACGCAAAACGCCATTGTTGGTGTTTTTCTTCGAGTGCTTGAATACCATGCGTCGGTGTTATTTTTAACTACTAATAGACCAGATGATGTAGACGATGCCATTGCCAGTAGGTGCATTGCCCGTTTATCATACCCTATGCCGACAGATGAAGAACAAGCTAAAATTTGGCGAATTTTGGCCGATGAATCAAAATTGTTTATTTCCGATTCAGAAATTTTTAGAATTGTGAAAGAAAATCCCAATATTTCAGGCCGCGATGTGAAAAATCTTTTGAAATTGGGACATATGTATGCGGGTATTGAGCCAATCGGGGCAAACCACATTGCTTTTGTAAAGAGATTTAAGCCGACAAACTGAACGGGGTACTAAAAATATGAGTAAAAAGACCCGCCAACACTTGGAAGATTTGAAGACAGAGTGCGCAGAATTGAAAGAAGCTCTTAAGGTTATTCGCTCGGAAATTAATCGAATAGCACAAGGTGGAGAATCAGAATGGTTGATTTCTGATTTACATAAGCTTAGAGATAACCTTAAGATGAGAATTCGCGGGTTTGAGGCAGCGATTCGCGATATGGGACCAGCTAAATTCGATCTTAATGTGCGTAGAAAATTCGGACACAAGTAATGCCTGAACAGTCTTTAGTTATCGATATAAAAGCCGTGTTTCCCGCGTGGGTTTGGGAACGAAAATATACGCGAATTTCCGATATTGAGACGCTGAAAGCAGTAATGGTTTTTGCTCCGGAAATTGTTGCTTTAGACACAGAAACTACATCGTTGGATCGAATGGTGGCAAAAATTCTTGGATTTTCTTTCTCATTTGCAGAAGGCGTTTCATATTGGGTTCCTGTTCAAACGGGCGAAGAATTACAAGTGTTGGCTGAATTTGTTAAAAACCGGACGTGCATTTTTTACAACGCCAACTACGATATTCCTGTGTTGGAGCGGCATGGTGTTAAAATTGGCGCATTCGAAGATGCTATGTGCATGGTCTATTTGGACGATCCGAATTCTCATATGCGTGGTCTTAAAGAAGCTAGTAAAACTTATCTTGAAAGGGAAATGGTAGAATTAAAATCGTTCTTTGCCGGTAAAAAACCGGTTGTTAATTTTGAATTGTTGGACACAGAAATCCAAACGGTTTATGCTTGCATGGATGCTGACGCTACGCTCTGCCTTTACCACAAGTTACAGGATGTTAAGACGAAGTATCCTAAAATTTGGGGCATCGAGATGGCGTTGGTTCGTGGTACGATTGAAATGGAACAAAACGGCATTGATTTGGATCTGGATTTATTGAGGGATTTGTCGACTAAAATTAATCGTCAAATTGACGATTTAAAAAAGCAAGTATTTGAGCTTGCTGGACACGAATTTAATACGAATTCGCCTATGCAGGTGACTAAGGTTTTGTATGAAGAGCTAAAATTGCCATGCAAGGTCAAAACCAAAACCGGACGGCCATCCGCAAATGAAGAAGCTCTAAAAGCAATTGAGAATAAACACAAAATTGTGCCGTGTTTGCTAAAAATAGCATCATTACAACAGAAGCTTGAAGGATTTGTAGACGCTCTTCCTGGGCGCATTAATCCTCTTACTGGTCGAGTGCATTGTAATTTTAAGCAATGGAATGTCACTACTGGCCGTTATTCGTCGGCCAATCCAAACTTACAAAATCAACCTAAAGCAAAACAAGAGGATATTGAGGCTGGTTTAATTATTCGTGACGCTTTTGTAGCAAATCCAATAAAGGAAATTAATGATCGTCCTGGGGAAGATGATTGGATGTTTATTGATGGTGACTATTCTCAAATTGAATTGCGTGTGGCCGCTTCTTTAAGTGGTGAACCGGTGTGGTGGGCTGCTTATATGGGCGATACTGATGTTCATAATGATACAGCGAGAGGCATTTTTAAGACCAGTACGCCGACAAAAGACCAGCGCGATAAGGCAAAAACCGGAAATTTTGGTATGTTGACTGGTCAATCCGGATGGGCATTCGCAAAAGAAATGAACATATCTACCGAAGCCGGAGAAGCTTTTGTTG